TGGAAACATGTACTTTCAAAGAACTCTTGAAGACTGGGCCAAATTTAATATAAATAATAGAACTAGTCACGATGCGTCCATAAGTTCAGGATTAGCTATAATGGCTTGCAACAAGCATAAGTACAGACCTAATGCGATGAGAACAATTACTCCGATATCATTAGGTATAAAAAAATACAATAACAAAGGTTATAGCTCAAAAATACAGTAAATGATACAAACTAATTATAACAGTTCATTTCCGGATCAGATAGTATCTGATGAAGAAAAGCAGTCGTTAAAATACGGATCTCTTGTTGGAAGAGCTATTGAAAATGAATGGTTTAGAAATAATAACGGAGGAGGCGATAGGTTTGTTTCTAATTATCAAAATTACCATAGATTAAAGCTTTACGCAAGAGGAGAGCAATCTATTCAAAAATACAAAGACGAATTAGCTATTAATGGCGATTTATCTTATTTAAACCTTGACTGGAAACCTGTACCAATTTTATCTAAGTTTGTTGATATAGTTGTAAACGGAATGTCTCAAAGATCTTACGAGATAAAAGCATTTGCTCAGGACCCAGAATCTGTAAATAAAAGAACTAAGTACGCGGATAAAATTATGCGTGATATGGCTGCAAAAGCTTTTTTAGATAATGTGCAAGAGACTTTAGGGGTTAATTTGTATTCTACTAATCCAGAAGAATTGCCAAATAACGTAGACGAATTATCTTTAAAAATGCAGCTTGAGTATAAAGAAAGCGTTGAAATAGCAGAGGAAGTAACTATTAATACTATTTTAGATAAAAACAAGTACGCTGAGAAAAGAAGAAGAGTAATATATGATTTAGTAGTATTGGGTATTGGAGCTACTAAAACTGGCTTTAATGTAAGCAACGGGATAACTATTGATTATGTAGATCCTGCTAGTTTAGTTTATTCTTACACAGAAGACCCCCACTTTGAAGATATATATTACGTAGGAGAAGTTAAAACAATTTCTTTAGCAGAGCTTAAAAAGCTATATCCACACTTAACTAATGAAGATTTAAAAGAAATAAATAAGTATGGATCTTCTCAAAATTACTTAAGAGGAAATTCACTAGGTGAGGCTAACAACGACCAAGTCAGCGTATTGTTTTTTGAATATAAAACATACTCAGACCAAGTGTTTAAAATAAAACGAAATGAAACAGGTCTAGAAAAATCTTTAGAAAAGCCAGACACATTCAACCCACCTCCTAATGACAACTTTGAAAGAGTATCTAGATCCATAGAAGTATTGTATTCCGGAGCAAAAGTATTAGGACAAGAATTTATGCTTAAATGGGAACTATCTGAAAACATGACTAGGCCATTTGCTGATACGACTAAGGTTAAAATGAATTACAATATTTGTGCACCTAGAATGTATAAAGGCAGGATAGAATCTTTAGTTAGTAGAACTACTGGTTTTGCTGATATGATTCAGTTAACACATTTAAAAATACAACAAGTATTATCTAGAATGGTTCCTGACGGGATTTATTTAGATATGGACGGTTTAGCTGAAGTTGACCTTGGTAACGGAACTAATTACAATCCTGCTGAGGCTTTAAACATGTATTTCCAGACAGGTTCGATAGTAGGTAGATCACTTACTCAGGACGGCGACGGTAACAGAGGTAGAATACCAATACAAGAATTACAGACGTCTAACGGACAAGCTAAATTAAGCGCTTTAATAAGCACTTATCAGTATTACTTACAAATGATAAGAGATGTTACCGGACTAAACGAAGCAAGAGATGGAAGTACTCCGGATAGAAATGCTTTAGTAGGTATACAAAAAATGGCGGCTGCAAATTCTAATACCGCTACAAGACACATTTTGCAAGCTCAGCTATCAATAACACTGGGTATTTGTGAAAACATAGCTTTAAAAATAGCGGATGCTTTAGCGTTCCCTCTTACAGCGGAATCATTAAAGCAATCAATAAGTAATTACAATGCTGGTACCTTAGAGGAATTAGCTACTTTAAATATACACGATTTTGGTATATTTTTAGAGTTAGAACCAGACGAAGAAGAAAGAGGTAAATTAGAAGCTAATGTGCAAACAGCTTTATCCGCTGGTCTAATTGGTTTAGATGATGCTATTGATATTCGAGGTATTGCTAATATAAAAACAGCAAACGAGTATTTAAAAGTTACTCAACAGAAAAAACAGAAAAGAGATCAAGAAGCGCAGCAAGCAAATATAGCTGCTCAAGCTCAAGCAAATGGTCAGTTAGCTGAACAAACAGCATTAGCTGAAACACAAAAACAACAAGTACTTGTAGAACAACAAATACAATTAGAACAAGCAAAACTACAATTTAAAATACAATTACTAGAACAAGAAGCTGCTATTAAGAAGCAATTAATGGGAGAAGAATTCAACTATAATATGCAACTAGCTGCTGCTCAGCAAGAATCTCAGTCCGGCAAAGAAAGCAAGAAAGAAGATAGAAAAGATGAAAGAGCTAAAATAGTAGGTACGCAACAAAGTGAATTAATAAACCAACGTCAAAATAATGCTCCACCTAAAAACTTTGAATCATCTGGAAACGATGTTCTTGGTGGGTTTGGACTCGAAGGATTTGAGCCTAGATAAAGTAAATTTTTAATTATTTAATTATATCATATTATGTCAGAAACATTAAAGCAAGAAGGCGACTTCAAAATTAAATCAAAAACACCGAAAAAGTATTCAAATGATGCAAGTGTTACTAAAGTAGAATTAGGGGCTCCTAAGGAAGCAGACGTAACTAAAGTGGAAATACCTTCCACTACCGCTATTGTCGATAAAGAACCGGTGGTTATTCCTGGGCTATTAGCGGAAGTTGAAGAAAATAAAAACCCTACGTTAATTGAGCCAAACCAGGTTATCCAAGATTTAGGGGTTGTTATTGAAGAGATAACAAAAGAAGAAGTAGCTGAAATTAAAAAAGTAGAAAACGAAATAAAGGAAGCTATAAGAGATGAAAGAGTTTTTGGCAAACCACTGCCGGAGAATATTGAAAAGCTAGTTGCTTTTATGGAAGAAACTGGTGGAACAATAAACGACTATGCAAGACTAAATGCAGATTACTCAAACATTGACGAAAAAACTTTATTAAGAGAATATTATAAAAAAACAAAACCTTATCTAGAGCATGATGATGTAGACTTACTTATGGAAGACTACATCTATGATGAAGACATGGACGAGGAGAGAGATATACGTAAGAAAAAACTTGCGTTCAAAGAGGAGGTTAACAAAGCTAGAAACTTTTTAGAGGAAACCAAGAGTAAATACTACGATGAGATCAAGTTGAGACCAGGCGTAACTCAGGAACAACAAAAAGCTATGGACTTTTTTAATCGCCATAAACAAGAAGAGCAGTCGGCTACACAAAGTAGGGATGAATTTATTAACGGTACTGAAAATTATTTTTCTGAAAATTTCAAAGGTTTTGATTTCAATTTAGGGGAAAAAGCATTTAGGTACGGTATCAAAAATCCTAGCGATGTAAAAGATAATCAAAAAGACCTACAAACTGTTATTGGGAAGTTCCTGAATAAAGATGGAAAAGTAGAAAACTTTGCTGAATATCATAAAGCCATGTACGCAGCTAGAAACCCGGATGCATTAGCTCAACACTTTTACGAACAAGGTAAGACAGACGCTATTAGAAGCATAACAGCAAAATCTAATAATGTTACTACAGATGTTAGACAGTCTACACCAGGTGACGTATTTGTTAATGGGTTTAAAGTGAGAGCGATTAGCGGCGCTGATTCTTCTAAATTAAGAATAAAAAAACGAAACTTTTAACTAAAAAAATTAAAAAATTATGGCAAGTGTATTAACACCTGACTTCGGCTCAATTAAGCCGTCCCAAAAACAACAAGCATTAGATACTAACTACTTAAACTTTACTGACGGAACAGCAGATTTTGCTCAACAGTATTTACCAGAAATTTACGAACAAGAAATTGAGCGTTATGGTAACAGGACTTTATCTGGGTTTTTACGTATGGTTGGTGCTGAAATGCCAATGACTTCTGATCAAGTAATTTGGTCTGAGCAAAATAGATTGCATGTATCGTATACTAATGTTGCAAACGACGGAGCTAACGGACTTACAATTACTTTAAACTTAAATCCAGCAAATCCTGCTGATTATGTTGCTAACGTTATTTCTATAAACCAAACAATTGTTATTTTAGATCCTGCAACAAACACTGAGTTAAAAGCTCTTGTAACAGCTTCTAATATTGCAACAGGTGTATTAGCAGTTGCTCCTTATACTGCGGCTACAACTGCAGGTGTTGGCGCTACTGGTTTAAAAATCTTTGTATACGGTTCTGAATATTCAAAAGGATCTACATTGAATGCTGATAACTACCAAAGCATTACACCTTCTTTTACACAATTTAACAATTCTCCAATCATAATTAGAAACAAATACGTTGTATCTGGATCTGATACTGCTCAAATTGGATGGGTTGAAGTAGCTACTGAAGATGGAACTGGAGGATACTTATGGTATTTAAAAGCTGAATCTGAAACTAGATTACGTTTTGAAGACTATTTAGAAATGTCTGTAGTTGAAGGAGAATTAGCTGCGGCTGGATCTGCAGCTTTAACTGCTGGTAAAAAAGGTACTGAAGGTTTCTTTGCTGCTGTTAAAAGTAGAGGTAATGTAAACGCTGGATTTGATGCTGCAACTGGATTAGCTGGTTTTGATGCAATCTTACAGAATTTAGATACTCAAGGTGCAATTGAAGAAAACATGTTATTCTTAAACAGAGGTACTAACCTTGCTTTTGACGATATGTTAGCTGGTGTAGGAGGAACTCCTTACTCTGGTGGTAGCTCTTATGGTGTATTTGAAAATTCTGAAGACATGGCATTAAACTTAGGTTTCTCTGGATTCAGAAGAGGTTCTTATGACTTCTACAAAACTGACTGGAAATACTTAAACGACGCTTCTACTCGTGGAGGTTCTCAGCCTTTAACTAGTTCTCAAGTTGGAGATATTCAAGGGGTATTAGTACCTGCTGGAACATCTACAGTTTATGACCAAGTATTAGGAACAAACATCAGACGTCCATTCTTACACGTTCGTTATAGAGCTTCTCAAGCTGACGACAGAAGAATGAAGAACTGGATCACTGGATCTGTTGGAGGTGCTTACACTTCTGATCTTGATGCAATGGAAGTTCACTTCTTATCTGAAAGATGTTTATGTGTACAAGGTGCAAACAATTTTGTATTGTTCACTGTATAACAATTAGTAAATTAGTGTAATTTTTACCCCTGTTAAATCAACGGGGGTAACTATTACTTTTATCAATTATTTAATCATATTATATTATGGCTGTAAAAGCAAAAACTCAAGATGCGTCTTGGGAAATTAAAGACAGAAACTATTACTTGTTAAACGGATATTCTCCTTTAACTTATACAATAAACTCAAAACACACTACAAGGATGCCTTTATTGTGGTTTGATACAGAAAGCAATAATCAAAGAGAGATTAGATTTGCTACAAACCAAAACTCACCTCTTAAAGATGAACAAAAAGGCGAAGTAACATTAGGCCACATAGTATTCCATAAAGGAGTTTTATTTGTACCTAAAGAAGAGCAAGCTTTACAAAAACTATTATCCCTATATCATCCGGCTAATGGAAAAAGATATTCAGAGTTTGATCCTGTGTCTTTAGCTGTAGATGAATTAGACTTCTTAGAAATTCAAATTGATGCTCTAAACGCTGCTAAAAACATGGAAATTGATATGGCTGAAGCTATATTAAGAGTTGAAAGCGGATCTAGCGTTGCTAATATGACTTCTAAAGAATTAAAAAGAGACTTAATACTAATGGCTAAAAGAAACCCTGGGTTATTTTTAAATTTAGCTAATGACGAAAATGTCCAATTAAGAAACGTTGCAATAAAAGCAACAGAAGAAGGCATTATAAAATTATCACAAGACCAAAGAACGTTTAATTGGGGAAGTAACGGTAAAAAGCTAATGACTATACCATTTGACGAAAACCCTTACTCAGCAATGGCTGCGTTCTTTAAAACAGATGAAGGCGTTCAAATATTCCAGTCGATAGAGAAAAAACTGAAATAAACGCGTAATATTAATATATAGGGGATCTTTTTTTGTGGTCCCCTTTATGTTATAACAAATAAAAAAAATGGCAATAAACGTAGATACAGTATATAAAACAGTTCTGCTTATATTAAACAAAGAGCAGCGCGGTTATATGACGCCTCCTGAATTTAATAGAATAGGTACACAGGTTCAATTAGATATATTTGATCAATACTTTGAGGACTTAAATCAGCAGTTACGCGTGCCTCAATCAGATGCAGATTATGCCGATAGGCAAATAGCTATAGACGAAAAGATATCTTTGTTTAAAACAGAGGGTAATTGTGTTTATTCATCGAATAAATTCAATTTGCCTATAGTTGATTCAGATGGCAATACGGTATTAAATAGCGGTGTAGAGCCTAGTTCTGCAAATCAAGTTGTATTCTATAAATTAGGTACATTGATATATTCTCCGCCTAGTGGATTCCCAACAGAAATACAGAGATTACAACGTAATGATTTCTACAATATAGAAAAATCACCTATAACAGCTTCTACAAAAGCTTTTCCAACTTATTTATACGAGTCAAACAAGATTATAGTTAGACCTACTACTATTATCTCTGATGTAACAACTAGCTTTATTAGAAAACCTAGAAACATTGTTTGGGCTTTTACTCCTGGTGTTGGACAAAGCTATGTGTTTAATAATCAACCCGGCAGTGGCTCAGTTAATTTCGAACTATCTTCTACAGAGCAAACAAATGTTATATTAAAAATACTACTTTACGCGGGTATTGTTATAAGGGATCCTCAGATAGTGCAAGCAGCGGCTAGAGAAATTCAACAAGAAGAAACAAATAAAAAAAGTTAATAAATGGGGCTTATAACAGAAACTAATGAACAGTACTATGCTGGTTCTCAAATATTTTTAGTACCTAATGACGGTCCTGATCAGAAGTTTACAACTACTTTTGACACGGATTTGGTTTTTGGAGGTGGTACCGCCTGGAGCCCCACAGATACAAATTATGCTTTAA